GCGCGCGGCTTCAATCATTTCTGGGATATGTGCCAGGAGGCGCAGAAGGCGGCCACGCAGCGATTTATCTTCATCGGCTGGTATCGACACGAACTCTACCGGATCAACGAGGACGAGCAACCCGCCGTGTGGGAGCAGTACAACGGGCGCCTGACCAGTGAGGAGCGCGCGTGGATGCGCGAGGTCAAGCGCCTCTACGGGCTGGAGATCACCGCCGAGCAAGTGGTGTGGTACCGCTACGTGCTAGAGGAGAAGTTCTACGGCGACGAGGCGATGCGGGCGCAGGAGTTTCCGTGCCTCCCCGAGGACGCCTTTCAGGCATTCGGGGATCGCTTCATCCCGCCTGCCGACGTGGCGCGCCTGCGGCTGGAGGCGAAGAAAGCGCCCAAGCCCCTCGGCTACCGCTACGAGGTCGCCCCGCACTGGGACGAGTCGAAGATGGTCAAGGCGTCCGTGGATCAAGCCCCGCTCCTCGTGTGGGAGGAGCCGGAGCAGTGGGGCGCCTACATCGTCGCCGGCCATCCGTGGGGCTCGTCCAGCGCGAACGCGACGCAATGGGTGGCGCAAGTCTATCGCGCCTGGCCCGACTCCCTCGTGCAAGTCGCGGAGTACACCGCCGACGAGGGGACGACCTACGGCTTCGCGTGGCTCCTGATGTACCTCTGCGGCGCCTACAACCTCTCGGCGTCACCGTTTCTGATCGTGGAGGCGAACGGGCCGGGCTACGCGGTGATGAACCAAATCAAACTCTTTCAGGAACTCGGCTATGGCTTGTCGAGTGCGCGTCGCGCGGCGGGCCTACAAGACTTCGCGGGCGCCTTCCGCCGCTACTTCTACGCGCGCCCGGATAACCTCGCGTGGAAGTCGGCGCCGCTGGACTGGAAGACCAATCCCGACATTCGACCCTATCTCCTGCACTCGCTCGCGGACACCGTGATTCGCGGGCACATGACCGTGCGCTCCGCGCACCTCATCAACTCGCTGGCGGGCTTGCGCCGGGGGGAGTCCGGTGATAATGACCAGATCGAGGGGGGCGCGGGGCGCTCGGATGCTCATGCGATCTGCGCGGCCCTGGCGGTGAAGGCGTGGACGGATTTCGCGATGATGGATCTGGTGGCGACCGTGGCGCCGAAGGCGGCGGAGAAGGCGGCGCCGACGACGGTGACGCACCAACTTGTCGCCGGATTCATGGACCGGCTCGTGAGGACGGGGAGGACGCGGTGACCCTGTTAGAAGTGTGCGGTCCGTCATTTACGCACTCTATCTTTAGGCCACGGGAATGGTTCGTCCGCGAAGATCCAACGGTAACGCCCTCATACCCATTAGCGACGCTGTGCATTACGAAGCGCGGAGAGCCGATCTGCGACTGCGGCTGGTTCGCCTTGGTCTGGTCTGATGCCCCCCCGCGCTGACTTCATCTGCCTCTCGAAGAAGTGCGCGACCCCGGAGGGCGCGCCCGCGTATGAATTGCCCGTCAACGCGGTCTGCTGCCCCGCGTGCGGCTCCAAGCGGATCAGGCGCCTGTTCAACGCCGTGAACATTTCTCACGGGGTCGCCCGCAAGGTGGACGCCATCGCCGAGCGCCCCATCACCGAGGCTCTCGCCAAGCGTGACGAGATCCGGGAGAAAGCGCGCCTGTACCCGATGGTCAACGCGGTCCCGATGCGCCAGCTCGGGGCGAATCTCCAGCAGGTCTATGCGGGCTATGCTGGCGGGCCAGCGGTGGATCATTCGGCGCTGACTCGGAAGGCGGAGTTGGGCGGGAGTCTCCCGGCGGTCGTGCAGGATCTCCAGTCGGCGCGGATGCCGAGAGAGATTGTCGCTCGGGATACGGAGTACAGGGTGGTCAAGGGGAAAGAGGGGCCGGAGATTAGCAAGGCATGACACTGGAGGAGCGTGCGAAGGACATCGTTGGCAAGTGGATGGAGGGCCGCATTCTGCTTGACAGCGAGGAACACGAGCCCCTGACCCGCGCTATTGCCGCAGCTCTCGCCGAGGAGCGCGAGGCGTGCTCAGAAGTATGTCGCGCGGATGCAGCGCGCTGGAATCCGTATCCTGAGCCTGCGCCTTCTGGTACCGATCGAATGATCGCGTGGAGCCGCCAACAGGCTCGCGCTCAGGAAGCTATTGAGTTGGCCGCCGCGATCCGGGCTCGGACGTAGTTGTGCTAATGTAGACAGCCGTGAAGCTCCCCGAGAATCAGGGCGCGCGCCACGGCTTCTTTCGTGACTTAATCCGCACCATCGAACTCCCCTCCCGTCAGGACCGCCGCGAACGCTTCCGGAGGATGCGCGGCCTGAACCTCACCGGGACCGACACGCTCGACCGCGCCCGGTACAACGCCCTCAAGGAGTGGGAGCAACTCTCCACTTCCCTCGTCTACGCCAGCGAAAATCTGCAATTCGGCATGACCGTCCCGCCCTACTACGGCGACCGCTGGGACGAGGAATTGGTGCTCGCCCGCGAAGAACTCCACCGCCTGTGGTTCGACGGCGACGCGACCGAGGTCGCCAATCAGGTCGTGAGTCAGGCTCACTACGCGGACAGCTCCATCGCCAAGCTGATCGTGAACCGCAACGAAGCCTCCCTCGCGATCATCGCGGACCCGAGTGACTTCGGCGTCGGCGATGAGCACCTGCCCATCGAGCAGCAAGAGGTCTTTGTGCATTGGTACTCCGCGAGTCTCCCGACCTTCTGGCGCATGATCCATGCCTCTGAGATGGACGAGGAGGCCCGCAAGATCGCATGGGCACGAGCGGAGGCTCACGCGACCCCCTACGAGGACAACAAGAATGACAACCTCCCGCCGGCGGTCCAATCACTGATCCTCGCCTCCGCGTCCCCGACGATGGTCGGCAACGTCCAGAGCGTGCGGGACACGATGCTCGCGATCCCGCAATCGCGCACGCCGGTCGTGCAACTTGCGGAGTTGTGGGTGTGGGACGACCGCGCGGGGCGACTGTGCAAGGCGTGTCTCGAACGCAAGGAATCGTGGCGCCACGCCTGGCCCTCGAACGCGGGCGGGCACACCTTCGACCCAGGCGATTACGTCCCGGACTGGCGTGTGGTCACCAACTTTCTGGCGACCGAGGCCATTCTCTACGAGCCCGTCAACCCGCTCGGGATCGAGGGGCACGCCTTCTTCCCGTTGACCCTCGGGCCTATGCCGGGCTACACATGGGGGATCGCACCCCAAGAGCACTTGGTCGGGCTCCAACTCTGGCGCGAGCGGAATCTTGCGGAGTTGGACTTGCGGGACCAGCTCGACGTGGATCCGCCGCTCGCGATGTATGGCGTTCCGAGCCGCGACGGGGAGACCTCAAAAGCGTGGCGCAAGCCGGGCGGCGACATCTTCTTGACGATGCCGAACTCGAAGGTTGATCCCGTGAAGCCCGCGCCCCTCCCCGATAAATTCGAGTTCATCCGTGAGATCGACGGAATGCTTCGCGCCATGCAGGGCATCCCGAAGTCGATGGCGGGACAAGCAGACCAGGCGCAGCGGTCAGGCGATCAGACGATCGCCACCGCGATGCTCGGCGCTGGCCCCACGCTCTCGCGCGCCATGCTGGTCGAGGACTGGCTGGAGCACGTGGCGACCGCGATGATGCGTCTGCACCGGAATCTCCTCGACCGCCCGCTGGTGAAGTCGGACGGGACGCGCTTCCTCCTGCGCCAGATGCCCAGTGATTTCATCGCGCGCGTGTGGGCTCATTCGGCCTCGCCGATCTACACCGAGCACCTGACGCAGAAGGCGCTGATCGCCCACAAGCAGAAACTGATCGACGGGCGCGACGCGCTCACGTTCCTGAATCTGCCGGGGACGGACATGCTCTTGCGGACGCAGAAGAAACTGGAGAAGGCGCAGGGAGAGCAGACCGAGAAGGTGATTAGCCTGAAGGAGAAGGAGGTCGAGGCGAAGGTGCTGCGGGCGATGAAATGACCTAAACCCTGCCCAACATCTGCTTAAGGTTGCTCCACCACTCTCGCTTGTTGTGACCGTGTAAGAACCGCCGCGCCCGCTTCTGATCGTCCATCTCGGTCAACGCCTCGCCGCACCCGCACGCGCACCGAATCACCGAGCCCATCCCGTTCGTGGTGATCCGATGGTGCGCCCGCGTCTTGTGGTTGCCTCCGCACGCCCGACAGTGATGGATGACGCCGGGGCCTTTCATCGCCTCGCGCGATCCGATCCGATGCACTCGTCCTCGAAGTGCTCGCTGTGACACCGGCAGAGACAGTCCGAGTCGCGGCACTCGTCGTGCTGACTCCGCGCGCACGGGACGCTCAGGGTCTCGTGGAGCACGGCCGCATCCTATCACAGTCAATTGACTCGACGCACGTCCTTAACAATCCCGCACGGTCAGGCACATTCTACGGACTGGCGTTAAATCTGCGGCCCGCCCCCACAAGGGGAAGCG